ATGTACGTAAAACGTGATTTGCATGGTCAAGTTATGTATTACTACCAAGATTTAGGTACAGACCAAGAATCTGTACGTTTTGAAGAAGATGAAATAATAGAAATTAAAAACAATCCTTTTGATGATTATGCATATGGTTTAAGTGATATACACCCTATTCTATATTTAGTAGACTTAAAAGACTACGCAGAAAGAGATATAGGTGCAGCTTTAAATAAATATGCAACTTCTAGATACGATGTGTCATGTGGTTTACCAGATATGCCTTATGGCCCTGATAAAATCAATGAAGTAGTTGAAGCATTCAACACTTTAGGGCCCGGTGAAGATATCATACATGGTAATGATATACAAATAAAAGAATTAGCTGGTACACAAAGAGCTTTTGAATACGGAAAATATACCGATGATATATTAGATAAAATACATGTGTCTTTGAAAGTCCCACGAACTATGTTCACAGACCCAGACAAAGCACGTCCAGTATTTGAGCCATACGTTAGATATTTACAAACTATGGTAGAAACAGCTATGAATGCACAACTTATGCCACAATTGAATAATGGTGAAGCTAAATTCAAATTCAGGCAAATAAATGTTGATGATGCATTTACTAAAGCTAAAACAGATATGATTTACTTATCCGAGGGAGTATTATCACCCGGAGAAGTCAGAGAAGAGAGAGGTCTTGACCCTGAAGGAGTAGAAACACTAAAGATGGAAACTTCTGAAGATGTCAAAGCGTCTCCACTTGAAACAGATAGAAATGTAAATATCTCTGGTGGGAAAGATGAAGATAAGAAAGAGGAGTCCGCCAGAGCACAAAACAGAGGCAATCAGCCATCCGCCAACGCAACAGGAGATAGAGCATGAGTTACGACAAATGTGTAATCAGTGTTAGCAAAACACTAAAGAATCGTGGTTTTGAAAATCATGAAGAGCAGGCCCAAGACATGTGTAACATGTGGGCTGAGGAAAATGGTGTAGAGCGGGAATTCGGTAGAACGACATCAAAGGAACCAAGAAGAAGGTCATTTGCTTTAGGTTTAGAGCAAGATGATTCTTTGACGATTTCAGAGAGCGATGGGATTTCAACCGTGGAATTCCCAGTAATCGCTATTACGTCCGGACCTCACGAATATGAGGAAGAGGGGCAAGAACAAAAGGTCTTTATAGACCCTAAGACGCTTCAAGGTAGTTTGGATAGTTTTAAAGAACTACCAATTTACGTTGACCATCAAAGAACAACTGAGGATTTAATCGGCATGGCTACTGAGCCTGAGTTTGTTCAGATGGATAATGGAAAGACAGCAGTGAAAATGTTGGCTACGGTATCTAGTAAATACCCACGTGGTCAAGAAGTATTGGAGAAAGTGAAAGACGGGGACATGACTCACGTTAGCATCGATTGGTTCTCAAATGATGTTGATGTGATGGGTGACACATACGCCACCAACATACGTCCCACAGAGGTAAGTTTCATCGACAATAAATCGATGGACCCCGTCTGTAAGGAATGTACAATAGAAGACAAGGAATGTGGACAACATGATGATGAAACGTCATGTGAATGTGAAGACGGGAACAAAGAGGTAGAAACTATGACAGAAGAAACCCCTAAGAACTCCGATGCAGAAAAAATTGTCGAACGAGAGTTCGCTTCATTAAGGCAACAACTTGAAGAAGCTGAAGCTTCCAAAAAAGAAATCGAGTCTGAATTCAAAGCAGCTATGAAAGAATTAGAAACTTTCAAAGAAGCAGAAACAGCAAGATTGGAAAAAGAAGCAGAAGAACGCAAGAATGCAAGCATTGAAGCAATTATATCCAGAGAAGTTTTATTCGGTACAATCGAAGAAGACAAAAAGGATGCTCGAATCGAGGAACTTTCCGCATGGGATGATATGAAGCTGACTGGATTCAGCGAAGCTCTAGCAGCAATGCCAGAGCCACAAGTGGACTCCGAAAGAACTTTCGGAAAAGGAAAGGCTAGCGAAGGCGAAGCCGTTCCAGCAGAAACCGAACGCAAGTTTGGTGTAAAAATGGTTAACGGACGAATAGTCCTTAACAAAGAAGTATTAACAGGTGAATAAAAATGGCAACAGAAGTTTTAGTTAACGATGGAGGAGCACCTTCACGAATACTTCCTTTCACAGCAGGTAGTGCAATATCAGCAGGAAGAATGGTCACACTCGGAACCGATGGAGAAGTGGACCAATCTGGAACTGACGCACACAACGCTATTGGTGTCGCAATGGTAGATGCAACCTCAGGAAACATCTTACCAGTTGTAACCGGAAAAGGAGTAATTTGTAATGTCGCATGTTCAGGAACAATCGACGAAGGAAAACTGTTAGACGTCACAGCCGACGGTGTACTAATTACAGGAACCGACGCAACAATAGCCGCATCTGGTACAATATGTGGTGTAGCAATGACAGGAGCAACCCTAGGGTCTACTGTAACGCTATTACCTGTACTAATGAGGAACTAAGGTGATTTAAATGGTCGACGCAACTCCCGGTATACTTACAAGCCTAAACACTGGCTCAGTCAACGGTGGTCTCGGAGAGAGAGTACTTGTTGATTACAAAGACGCAATGATGGACTACAAGGTCACAGACCTTCCAGCAATGGCTTTCTTTGGTGAGCAAATGTCTACGGACACAGGCGGTAATATTGATATTACTATGAACAGACCTAGCATGAAGCTAGAAATGATAGATGAAGGAACAACTCCTCAATACCAACACACAAAACTACGCTCTGAGAGAGTCGGAGTTAAAGAGTGGGGTATTGCAGTAGGTGTTACCCGCAGAATGATTGAAGATTCAAGGTTCAACGAAGTTGAAATGGCTTTGAATGAAGCAAGAAAAGCTGTAGACCGTCACATGACCCAACACATCGTTAAGGTCGTTTTCGGTGCACACGCTGGAGATGCTGATTTCGGAACTATCGCAATTGACGAAACAACCAACGAATCTGCCATCACAGCTTTCGCAACAAACCCATACTCAGGTTTCTTGGGAGCAAACATTTCCGCATCAGATATTGACAGCGGAAGTTCACGTGTAAACTCTTACGGTAACGAGTCAGACGCAAGATTGATTCGAGACCACTACTTTAGAGCTGCAGGTGACACAGCTGGGGACTTAGCATTAAAAGACATCGTCACCGCTATTGATTTAGTCGGTGCTGGTGGATACAATGCAACACACATTATGATATCCCCTGCTCACTACAAAGCTCTCTTAGACCTAGGCGACTTCGTAACTGCTTTTTCAGCAGCACAAGGAGACGCAGGTGGCGCAGAAAACCCAACAACCGCAGCAATGGCAGCTGGTTCACCAGTCGCTAACACTGCATCAACTGGTATTGTTGGAAGCTTATAC